GATGGCGACCGACAGCTACGGCACGGTGATCGCCTACGGGGATTTCGTCCTCGCCTCGGCATACCGGCACCTGGGCAAAGGCCGGATCGGAAACGACGCTCGCGTCTACAAGCTCGCCCAGCAGCCCGCCCCTGGCTGGGGACCGGATGCCCGAGGCTTCATTGAATGCGAACTCGACCTGATCGCCGAGGCTGACGAACTGTTCGCCGACGCAGGCCACGCCATCGCCTGGGCCTTCGCCCACACCAACTAACCCAGCCAGTGCAGGAAGGAGCCTGACGGGCGTGATACGCACTCTCGACATCTACACGCCGACCCGGTTCATGGCCGCAGGCTCCACCTACGACAAACGGAAGGCCGACTTCGCAGTCGCGTTCATCCAAGCCCTCAAGCACACCAAAGGGCGCTGGGCGGGCAAGCCGTTCCATCTCATCGACTGGCAGGAACAGATCATCCGTGACCTGTTCGGCACCGTCAAAGCCGACGGCTACCGCCAGTTCACCACCGCCTACGTCGAGATACCCAAGAAACAGGGCAAATCAGAGCTCGCCGCCGCTGTCGCTCTGCTACTGACGTGCGGGGACGGTGAGGAGCGTGCCGAAGTGTACGGGTGCGCTGCAGACCGTCAGCAAGCCTCGATCGTGTTCGAAGTGGCCGCCGATATGGTCGCCATGAGCCCAGCCCTGTCGAAGCGGGTGAAGATCCTGCGCTCCCAGAAACGCATCGTCTACAAACCCACCAACTCCTTCTACCAAGTCCTCTCAGCGGAGGCATATTCGAAGCACGGATTCAACATTTCCGGGGTCGTGTTCGACGAGCTGCACACCCAACCCAACCGGGCACTCTTCGACGTCATGACCAAAGGGTCGGGCGACGCCCGCACCCAGCCGCTGTACTTCCTCATCACGACGGCCGGTACCGACACGCACAGCATTTGCTACGAACAGCACGAGAAAGCCCTGGACGTCATCGCGGGCAAGAAGCACGATCCGACGTTCTACCCGGTCATCTACGGTGCCGACCGCGAAGATGACTGGACCGACGAGGCGGTGTGGGCGAAAGCGAACCCCAGCTTGGGGATCACGGTGCCGATCGAGAAGGTTCGCCAAGCCTGCAACTCGGCGAGGCAGAATCCGGCTGAGGAGAACACGTTCCGTCAGCTGCGCTTGAACCAGTGGGTGAAGCAGTCGGTGCGGTGGATGCCCATGCACGTGTGGAACAACAGCTCAGCTCCCGTCGACCTCGCTGATCTGGAAGGTCGGGTCTGCTACGGCGGCCTCGACCTCGCCTCCACGACGGACATCACCGCGTTCGTCCTCGTATTCCCACCCGAGTCTGGCGACGAGCCATATGTGATCGCGCCCTGGTTCTGGATACCCCAAGACAACCTCAAGCTCCGTGTCGTGCGTGACCACGTGCCCTACGACCTCTGGCAGCAGCAAGGCTTCCTGGAGACGACCGAAGGGAACGTTGTCCACTATGGCGCGATTGAGGCGTTCATCGAAGAACTCGGCACCCGGTTCGATATCCGGGAGATCGCGTTCGACCGGTGGGGTGCCGTGCAAATGTCACAGAACCTGGACGATGCCGGATTCACGGTCGTGCCGTTCGGACAGGGCTTCAAAGACATGTCCCCACCGAGCAAGGAGCTAATGAAGCTGGCGTTGGAGGGCCGCCTGGCTCACGGTGGGCATCCGGTGCTCGCCTGGATGGTCGACAACATCCACGTGCGCACCGACCCGGCCGGCAACATCAAACCTGACAAACAAAAGTCCACGGAGAAGATCGACGGCGTCGTCGCCACCATCATGGCACTCGACCGCGCCATCCGACGCGGCAACGACCACCACGCCGGTTCCGTCTACGACGAGCGCGGGCTACTCGTGCTCTGAGGTGGATTACTTGAACAGATCCCAGAAGCTGAATGTGGTGCGCTTGTAGACGGCGTTCTTCACTGACCGGCTCGGGTTCTTCACGAACCCCATGCCTTTCTTCCCGTATCCGGGAATGACAGCCTTCTTGATCGCACGCTTCGCACGCCCAGTCGTGCGCGCCTTCAGCGAACGCGTCAGCGACGGCTTCCTCATCCCGAACTTCATGTTCCAACTCTACGTCTGCGAGGAGCACACGCATGGGTTTTCTTGACTGGCTACGCGGCGGCAACAACCGGCCCGCTGAGGATCATGCGATCAGCGCCGGGTACAGCTTCTTCTTTGGTGGTACTACGTCGGGGCGGCCGGTGACGGAGCGCTCGGCGATGCAGATGACTGCTGTCTACTCGTGTGTGCGCATCCTCGCTGAAGCGATCGCCGGGCTGCCGTTGCATGTCTACCGGCAGGGCACGGACGGGTCGAAGGTGAAGGCTCTCGACCATCCGCTCTACCGGCTGCTCCATGACGAGCCGAACCCGGAGATGACCAGCTTCGTGTTCCGCGAAACACTCATGACGCACCTGCTGTTGTGGGGCAACGCCTTCGCCCAAGTACTCCGCAACGGGCTGGATGAGGTTATCGGCCTGTATCCGTTGATGCCCAACCGCATGACCGTCGGACGCGACGAACAGGGCCGCCTCTACTACGAGTATCAGCGCACCTGGGATGAACCGGCAGGCCGCTTCGAAACCGTCCGGTTGAGTCCGCACGAGGTGTTGCACATTCCCGGCCTGGGCTTCGACGGCCTGGTCGGCTACAGCCCGATCGCGATGGCGAAGAACGCGATCGGGCTGGCGCAGGCCACCGAAGACTACGGCGCGTCGTTCTTTGCCAACGGTGCGGCACCGGGCGGGGTGTTGGAGCATCCGGGCACGATCAAAGACCCGGCACGGGTCAGGGAATCCTGGCAGGCGACGTTCGGCGGCGCTCGGAACGGCAACAAGATCGCCGTGTTGGAAGAGGGCATGAAGTACACGCCGATCTCCGTCTCCCCGGAGCAGGCGCAGTTCTTGGAGACCCGCAAGTTTCAGATCAACGAGATCGCCCGCATCTTCCGCATACCCCCGCACATGATCGGCGACCTCGAAAAATCCAGCTTCTCCAACATTGAGCAGCAGTCGTTGGAGTTCGTGAAGTACACGCTCGACCCGTGGGTGATCCGCTTCGAACAAGCCATCACCAAAACCCTCCTCGCCCAACGCGAAAAGCCGACGTTGATCGTGAAATTTAACCTGGAGGGTCTGCTGCGCGGCGACTACGTCTCCCGCATGAACGGGTATGCGGTGGCCAGGCAGAACGGGTGGATGTCCGCCAACGACATTCGCGAGCTCGAAAACCTCGACCGCATCGACCCCGAGGCTGGCGGCGACCTCTATTTGGTCAACGGCAACATGCTCCCGCTCGGGCTGGCCGGAGCATACGCCACCACCCAAACCACCGACGACGGCGAGCCCCAGACCGATGAGACCGAGCCGACTTCTGAGCCTGACGGGCAGCCACTGACTGATTCTGAGTCCATGTCTGATGAGCGATTTTTGAGGAGGACACGATTGTGAGACGTTTCTGGAATTGGCTCGACCCCGAGCCGAACGGTGACCCGGATGCGACAAGCGTCCGGGTTTTGCGTATCAACGGGCAGATCGCCGACGAATCCTGGTTCGACGACGACATCACCCCCGCCATCTTCGCCCAAGAACTCAACGCCGGTTCTGGGCCGGTGACGATCTGGCTCAATTCGCCTGGCGGGGATGTGGTGGCGGCTGCCCAAATCTACAACATGCTGCTGGACTATCCCGGACCGGTCACGGTCAACATCGACGGCATCGCCGCCTCCGCTGCGAGCGTGATTGCGATGGCTGCCAGGACGGTGGCGATGACCCCGGTGAGCATGTTGATGATCCACAACCCCGCCACCCTGGCTGTGGGCGACAAAGACGAGCTCGCGAAAGCCCTGTCCATGTTGGATTCCGTCAAAGACGCGATCCTCAACGCCTACCAACTCAAAACTGGCCTGTCGCGAGCGAAGCTGTCGAAGTTGATGGATGCCGAAACATGGATGGACGCCCGCGCCGCCATCGACCTCGGTTTTGCCGACCTGCTGCTCACCGGCAGCCGCGACCCGATCTTCGATGCGGAGCCGGACAAG